TACCACTTACTGAATGTGAACCTGTAAAGTGTCTAAAGTTATTATCTAATTCTTCAATTGTTAGAGCGGAACCTTTACCGTCTGAGCCTGTTCTAAATGTTAATGCCATTTTTTATTAAATTTATTTTGTTATAAATATTAAGAAGAACCTACAAGGTATTCTATTCTTATATCTTTATTATTTGCTTTTGCTTTTATGCTATATAATGACGCAAATGATGAAATATATTGTAAATCAACATATCCATCTACTACATAATCATAATAATTACTACTTTCAAATTGTGCATTTGATAACATTACCGATTTACCCGGATCAATTTTAAGTATTCCCACATCTCCTGAATCTAAATTATCAGTATTAGGTGCATATGAATCAGGACTAGCTTGTATTAAATATAAAGAAAGATAATTATCACAATCTAAATTAGTAAATCTTAAATATTTAACTGTATCTCTAACAAATGAACCTGCTACTTGAGAAGCTTCATCATCTACAAATCTTAAAATTTCTACACCAGTATCTTCCCATTTAGAAGAAATAGTATCTATTCTTCTTACTAATTGATTTACACCCTCAATTTTAATACTGTTAGTTGCAATTTCTTCGTTGCCATTAGGTAAAAGTATACTTTCTCTTATAAATACCTCTAATGAACCCGTAGGAGTACATAATGCCATAATTCTATTTTATTATAAATATGATGCTAGTTCTTACTGTTTATAAATATATGAACCTGATGTTGTTATTGATATTCCTTTATCTATAGCTTCTTGATAATATTGTAATAAATCTTCTACAATAGAATCTCTATGGTTAGCAAATAATGTTATGGCTTCTAAATTTTTAATTTTTCTTGCTGCTGTATAAAGAAATTTAAAACCAGACTCTGATTTTTTCTTTAAGTCTGTTTGATATTGGTCACCACATATCATCATTTTGCTTCTTAAACCTATACGTGAAGTTATCATTTCCATTTGTTGGTGAGTAACATTTTGAGCTTCATCAACAATAATCATTGAATCTAAAAATGTTCTACCTCTCATAAATGATACAGGTACAATTTCTATTTTACCATCTTCAATAAGTTTTTCAATTTTAACTTTATCATATAATTGATAAAAATTTTGATAAATAGGTTGAACCCATGGATCCATTTTTTCTCTTAAATCACCTGGTAGAAATCCTATTTCTTCTTTTGATACTGTAGGTCGAGTGATTATAATTTTGTCATATTGTCTTCTTAAAAGACCATCTAATGCAACGTTACATGCTAAAAGTGTTTTACCACTTCCAGCTCCACCAGCTAATAAGGTGATTGTATTTTCAAGTATAACTGCTTTTGCTTCTTTTTGTTCGTCATTAAGTTGGAGTTTGAACTTAATTGGGTTTTTGGGAATTCTTTTCGGACGATAAACGTCGTCAGTGTGCGGTTTAGACGCCATAGATTTCTTAAATTATAGGTTATACAAATGGTTAAGACAAACAGTGAAATTACGTTAATAAACGGGTATAGTTTAATATAAGAATATAATGAGATAAGTAGTATACTCATGTAACGTTTGTTAGTTATACATATGAAAAGGATAAAAAAACCCGGCACAAGGCCGGGTTAATTTATCAAACTAATTTAAATTTCTAATTATAGAGTATTTAAACCGTTTATGTTGATTAATCCATAAAATTCTGGTCTAACCATTTTCTTAGCATATCTAGTTAATAGACCTTTTCTTGGTGTGAAAGTGTCTGGGTCATATACTAATGGAGTCATGATTAACGGAATGTATGGAGCAAATACAGCACCAGCTTCCAAGAACTGAGATCCTCTAAATCCTAATAGGATTTGATTTTCTTTCATATATGGGTTCTTGTAAACTTTTTGTCTGCTATTTAAGCTACCTACTTTCTGTACACCAAATGCATAATTCATTTTAGCAGCATCGCCATCTGAATCAGCAGCAAATCCTGGAATACTTTCTAAGATTGTACCTACAGTTGGAGAACATACTAAGAAGTTAGCACCACCTCTAAGAGTTCTTTGGTGAATGATGTTAGATAGTTTTTGGATTTTAGTTCCTAATGTTTGGAACCATTGTCCTTGGCTATTGTAGAAACCTAAGTCGCTAATAGTACCGTTTCCAGTACCTGTTATAGCTCTGTTATTTACAGCTGACCATGTTTCAGTTCCAGCAGCAGCGCTTTCTATTAACATATCTAAAATTTCTAAGTCAATTTCTAATGAAATGTACTCACTTAAGATAGATGTTAATTCAGCTTCAGCATCTAATGCATGGTATGCATTTAAATCCTGTGCGAATTCTGGTGTCCATACAGCTTTTAGCTTTCTAGTTTTAGCAACGATAGCAGATGATTTCATCTGTACATTGATTTCTGGAATTGAAATTGGAGAGTTGTTATCATTGATAGCATCATTTCCATCTTCAAAGTCACCTCTGTATTGATCAGTTGGTTGTAATTGATACGTCATTGTGTAGTCAGCAACACCTGTTGCAGCTGCATATAAAGATCCTGTGATTACAAAATCAACATTAACACCATTTACTTTTGTAAATGCTGGTAAGTTAAGATCATTTGTAAGTAATGATGATGAAGCAATTCTAAATCCTCTTACACCTTTCCAATCTGCATAGCTAATTGATGAAGTAGCAAAAGAAATTTTTACATACTCACCTGCTACAGCAGAAGCAGAATAATCTGAATCATAGTCAAAATCTGACCAATCAGCAGATGATGTAGCAGCTGAAGTAAATACAGAAGATGTGTTGTTTATAGAGTAACCAAATCGGCCAGCACCATATAAACCACCATCAGCAGCATTTCCAAATGGCTGTCCACTTTCGTTACCATATAATGAATTTGATCCTTCAGTTGTACTGAATGGAGTTTTTGAAGTTCCATACTGGAAATCTAGATAAAATACTAGACCAGAAGGTAAATTCATTGGTTGTACTGATACGAATTCTTGAGCGGCGATCTGTCCGAATACTTTTCGTACTAACGGAAGAGCTACACCAGCCCATTGCTCACCTACACCAGCAGTAAAATTCGCAGACGAATTAACACCACCACCTGTTTGTGAACTTTCTACTACAAGTTGTTTAGCTTGGTTTTCAAGGATCATTCCCATGTTATTTTTGGAAGCACCTTTCATACCTTCTAACAAACCTGTTTTTTCCCACTTTTCAGACAATCTAGCGGCATCGCTTTGTACTGAGTGATATGGGTTTGCACTTTCTAATAAAGTTTGTAAACTCATGATTTAAGTTTTAATAAGGGTTAAATTAATTTTCATTTTTAATAATACCAGCTAATTGTTGCATACGTGTAAACGCAGCATTTTCAACTATTGGTTGTTTAGCTTTAGGAGCCATTCCTGAAGCTTTTGAAGCGCTACCTTTTACTTCATTAATTGTTGGTTTTGTCATTTTAGATGACATTCCTTCATTTAATGTTTCAAAAATTACTTTTGCTTCCTTAACTGTTGAAGCTTTGTCAAATGCTTTAAGCACTTTAACTTTTTTAGCTTCATTTAAGTTTTTGGATTTAAAGATTTTGTTAGTGTAAAGGAGTTTAGCATTTAAAAGATTAACTTCTGTAAGTTCTTTTTTAAGTTCTTCAACTTCAGCTAACATTTTAGTTACTTCTTCTTCGTTAATAGAATAAGCAGCTGTTGATTGTCCAACCTTTTTAGGATCTAGATCTACTTTACTAGCTCCTCTTGTAGGATTGTTTTTATCATTCCAACTAACTTCATCCATTTCCTCTAACTCTTCTTTTTCTTCCATCATTGGTATTTCTACTTCATCTTCAACTTCGATATCCACGTCCATTTCTGACTCTTCGTCATCCATTTCCATTTCTTCTCCAGCTTCCAATTCACCAGCTTCTACCATATCCTTAATTACATCCTCAATGAATCCTTTTAGGTCGTCTTCTGACATATCTTCAAGGTCAATTTCCTCGTCTTCCATGTCTTCTTTTTCGTCCTTCATTCCATCTTCGTAGCCTTCTTCTTCAGCATCAGTACGAGCATCTTCTTCAAGATCTTCTTTCTCGTCTTTTAGGCCATCTTTGTAGCCTTCTTCTTCAGCGTCTGTTCTAGCATTTTCAGATAGTTCATCGGATTTAGATTCTTTAACTTCATCTTTGTCGTCTTTTTTAGCTTCGTCAAGGTCTTCAGATTCTTTGAATCTCATTTTTTCGGTTTCTTTTTCGACTGCGGAATCATCTTTATCTCCGTCTTCGTTTCCAACACCTTTTTCACCTTTGACTCTACTACCTTCTTCGATTTCTGATTCGGTTACTTCTTCTTCATTAAGTTCTGCAAGTAATTCTTCAAGACTGATTTCTTCGTCAATCTCTTCTTTTTTAGCTTCTTCTACTTCTTCAGCTTCTTTTACTTCTTCTTTTTCTTTCTTTTTAGCTTCATCTAATTCAGTAGAAATTTCTTCTTTAACGTCGTCTTCTTCATACTTTTTATCGTATCCTTCGTCAACGTCTTCTTTGTCCATTTCTTCTAATTTAGCGGCTAACATAGATTTCAAATGAGGAGTAAATGCTTCTTCTAAAGCAGCTTTAGCATTTGCTATGGCAGTTTCTTTTACCGCTTTAGCATCAGCAATTGCTTCTTTGAGCAAATCTCTGTTGTTTGACATAATCGCAAAATTTAAGTTTGTGAAATACGGTTATTAAGAACCGTAATAGGGATTAATTTATTTATCGATGCCATATAAGAGATGGCATATTACGGTTATACGTATATGAGTATTTTGGAAAATTAAAAAACAGAACAAGAACCTTTAGAACAAAGAATTTCTCGTATAATATTATTTATGTTTGTATAATCGTAAGTAACTGTTTGTTTTCCTTCATTTAAGGTATGCATGTACGAACCTGGATTGGATGGTGTTGAAACAAAATCCCAACATAATAATTCAAAATCATCTTGTACTTCCATTACATTACCATTTTGTTCTAATGACCCCATACCACGAGATGAAACACCTACTGTTACACCTGCTTTTACTAATTCTTTAAGTATATTACCTGAGGGGGTAGGTAAAATTTCTATTTTACCCATTACATTATCTCCGTCCCACCAATAATCGGATATTAAGTGAGATACATTTTGTAAGTTTATAACTGAAGATTCTGGATGGTCTAATTCTCCCATTGAGCGTCTTTCTTTAATTAGCTCATCATATTTAGCCATTTCTCTATCCCATAATTCTTTGGAATAATATCTACCATTTCCATTTTTTACTTCCGCCGTAGCTAAAACACCTTCGACCATTAAGTTACCCGTCTCCTTGTTAACATTTTCTGTTAATTGGAGAGGGTTAACTTTGAAGGTATTTGTTTCTATTAATAGTGATCTATTCATTTTCTAAAGCTACTTCTTCTACTTCAACTCCATTAACTACAGTTTCATCAACTATATCTTCTTTTCTGTATTTTTTACCGCAAGATTTTTCATAAATTTTTTCCATCTTAGCCTTTCTTTTTTCTAAGATTTTAACTTCTTTTTGCATTTGTTTTAGCTTCTTTTTATCCATTAATTCAGCTAAATTATCATCTTCAGTAACCATATTAATACGGTTAGATTTAGTTTCAATTACTTCACTTAATTTATCTAATTTAGCTTCCATAGCTACTATTTGAGCTTGCTTATCAATTTCAGCTAAATCATTATCTAATGATTCTTTTTTTACTTTATTTTTTCCTGGGCCTTTAGCTTTACCTTTAGCTTCAGCATCTCTTTTACCAAATTTTCCGTATGAATCATCTCTACGATCTTTCATAGATTGTTTTTTATCTTTTTCAGCACCAGTACGGTCACCTAAAGATTCATCTTCTCTATCATCGTATCCTTGTTTATATTTTTTTTCTTCTAATTCATCATTTTCTTCCATCATTTGTTTTACAACAGCACCTTGTTGTGATGATATAGAATTTGGATGACCTGAAGTAACAACTCCACCCATTAATGATTCTTTTACTACTTCTTTAACTTTAGCTGAGTATCCACTTCCACCATAATCTTCACCAGTATTTTCTTCAACTTTTTGTTCTACATACCCTAATCCTTCAACTCCAAAAGCAGCATTTTTCATATAATACTGACCATCTTTGGCTAAATTTTTACCTACAATTTCTTTTATTTCTTCAATTGTTTTATCCGGGTTTTGTTTTGCTTCAAAATATACACCATTCATTATTTCTTGACCATTTTGATTATTTAGATTTTTTAAATCTTTATAATCGTAATTATGGTCTTCAATTTCTTCAACGGTTTTAGCTACTTTTTTAGAATCTGCTTTTACTGCTTCATCTTCTTTAGCTTTTTTAGTTTCTTCAGCTAAATATTCAGCAAATTTATTTTCAAAATCTGTTTTAGGAGAAGATTCAACTTTAGTAATGGGTTTTAAATCAATGTATCCTAAATTTTCATTTAGAAGATCTTTAAATAATTTTTCTGCTTTTTTCATAATTTATTTTTCTAATAATGTTTCAATATCTTTTATATAATCGCCTATTATATCTGTAGGTTTTACTACAGCAAAAGTATTTGGTTGTTCTCTATATACTTTTATAGTTTTTATTTTTGCTTGACGTAATAATTTTTTTATGTTATCTAATCTAGCTTCTAATTCATCAAAAGCCATTATACGCTCTTCTTGATATTTAGATGCTTTTTCATCTTGTTCTACTAGTGTATACTTATACATATTAAAAAAGATTTTTTACTTCTAAACCACTTCCCTTTTGTACATAATTTCCATTTTTATCTTTAGGGACTAGTTTATATTTAAATTGTTTTACGTATGCGTTATCTTTAACTCCATCTTCTGTTGCTTTAGGTCCTGGGCCTAAATCTGCCCCATCACCTAATTTACCTTCTTTAGCTAAAGTATATCCTAATTCAGTATATGCTTCATCATCGGCTTTAGCACCTTTTTTTCTGAAGGCATATGGTGTTAAATAAGCTCCAGCTCCACCAGAAGTAGACATTTCTTCAACTTCTTTTTCTCCAGTCATTGCTTTTTTAGCTGCTGTTTTTAATAATCTTAAGGCTGCAGCTACTTGTGGTTGGGATGCTATTGTTTTAGCTTCTTTATCCATTATTTCATCTGCAAGGTCTAATATAGTTGCAGCAAAATGGTGAGGTAATTTAACATAATTTCCAAGTTTTGTTAAATTTTGTGGGTTTAAATCTACAACATCACCATCAATACCAGTAGCTTCTTGCATAGACATTCTCTTATATTCATCTGGATATTCGTTGCGTAAATGCCTTCTAATTTTATTTCTTATAAGTCTAGCATCTTCATATATTTCCCTAAACTTTTCATCATCTTTGGTTTTTGTATAAACTTTTTTAGCTGTAGCAACTAACTCATCTGCGGTTTCATTTAGTTTTTCAAATGAAGGTAATTCAACTACTTTCCATCCTACTTGACCCGATTCAGGATCTATAGAATTAACTGTAAATTTAGTATCACCATCTTTAGAATAAGTAATATCCCCAATTTTATAGTTACCTTGTTTAGCTAAATTAGGAGCAGGTGCTTCTTTAATTTTATATTTAAACGCCATTTGCGATTTTGATTTCTTTTACTAGTTCATAATACTGTAACAAATCAACTAAATTATTATTATCAACTTTAGTAGTTTTAGATAATTCAACTAAATATTTAGCAACCTCAGTAATTTTAATTTTAGTAGCTTTATTTTTTATCTTTTTAGCTTCTTCTTTTAGTAAAAATTTTAATTCATTTATTTTAGAATTATAAAAATTTCTTAAGCCTGGGGTAGAATCTACAGCATTGATAAATTCTTTAAGAACTTGTTTTTGTTCTGAAGATAAGCTATCATATTTACTATTAAATTTTTCTAGAATTACTTTATAAGTAAGTATTCTTAAATCTTTATCATAAGTTTGAAATTCTTTTAAAACATCTTCTTTAACTTCTTTGGTATTAACTTCTTGTTTAGTTAAATGTTCTAATAAAGTAATTTTGTTAGAAATAATTTGATCAGAATTACTAGCTTCTTTAGAATTATATCCCTCAATTAAGGTATATAATGAAGCTAATTCTTTATAATTTTTTATTTTAGCACCAAAGAAAACATCTAATTTATAATGTTTTTTTATTTCATTAATTAAGTTATATTTTTGTTTTCTTAAAGTAGTACGATTAAATTTACTAGAAGATTCTAAAATGGTTGTAATTACCATATTTGCTCTTCCCTCATTTAAAACCTTAGATTTTAATATAGACTCATATAATTTGTACTCACGACCTAATGAAGTTTTTACGAAATATTCTTTTAATATATCGATTGCAGGAGAATCTCCACCTTTTAATGTGTCGGCTGTTATTTGACGCACTAACAGTTCAAAAAGAATCCCTGTATTTTTTGTCTTGGAGTGTTTTATTTTCATCAAAAATATATTTATTTATAAATATGTAAAGATTATTATTCCTTTAATTGTTTTTCATCTAAAAGAGAAGAATCATCTTTATCATGTTCAAAAACCAATTGTTTTTTATGCATTTTTTTAAATATATCTTGGTTTTTTAGATAAGTTGTTTGAGTACTTTCAAGTTTTAATCCAGATTTATTTGTATCTGTTCTACTATCACTTGAATCATTTTTATCTGTATCTTTCATACGTTTAGTTCCTAATGGATCTTTACCAAAGTTACTATCTTGTTTCCCATGTTTAGTAATACTATCTTTAGGTCTTCCTAAATCAACATCATCTCCATATCCCGCTGGTACATTACCTGGGTCTGAATACATTCTTCCTTTACCATATAATGAAGCCAAATCATGAGGTGTACCATATGATTTTCCAGTTTCAACTGGGTCATTACCTTCTGCTTCAATTTGTGCTAATCTAAACTTACGTTTAGCATCTTCACGCATTAAATCTCTATATTCATCGTATTGGTCTTCTGATAAATGGAAGATATTATCATAAATCCAATCTGAAGGTAGTATATTATCTTGTAGTAATGATTGAGCTAATTCTGTTTTAGATTTCATCAATTCAATTTTCTCTTGTTCAAAGATTATTGAAGGAGTTTGCATTGATAAATCAAAATTAGTTAATGCTTCATCCCTATATCCTTGGGCATATAAATGTACAAGTGCTATTTTATTAAGTTCTGAAACTAGGATTCTTTGTAAACGTTCAATTGTACGAGCAAATCTAATATCTTCAGCTGCTAGTGTAGCTTTACCTTCTACATTTTCATCATATCCTAAAAATGCTTTTGGTATTTTAAGTGCAGCAAATAATTTATCTCTTAAATATTCTACATCTTGTATACCATCATAATCTAAACCAGGAGTAGTATCAATTTTTGTAGTTGTATCATTTCCACGAACTGGGATATAAAAATCCTCCATCATGTTTTGCATATTATATTTCAAATTATACTCACCTGATTTTGGATCTACATAAGGAGTACGTTTCATTTGAGATATAGTTTTCTGCATAAATGCTTCTATTTCATTTGGTGGAATAGAACCAACATTCATGTAAAAAATACGTTTTTCAGGAGCACGAGCAATTCTATGTATTAACATAGCATCCTCCATTAATGTATATTGTTTAAATAATTTTCTAGCTGGTTCAATATAAGATCTACCATAAGGTAAGTAATTAACATCACCAATTAATCTAAAATGGGCCATTTCATAATTATCAAAATATATACCAGTTTGATCATCTTGGAATGCTTGACCCGGGACTCTATATAATCCAGAATTTGAATTAACTAAACCATCCGGAGAATATCTATAACGAATTTCTGATGGGTTATCTAAATTAAATCCTTCTTGTCTTTCAATATGATAAGCTGTGTATGGTATAACATTATATACTCCAAATTTTTCAGATATTTCTAATTTTAAGAAAAAATCACCATATTTAGACATTTGTCTAACCCATGACCATAAATTAAATTCAATATTTAAAACATCATAAAATAAATTATATAATATTTTTTGAATATCTTCATTTGAAGAACGAATAGATAATACTTCACCCATATCATTCTTTAAAGTTGATTCATCTGCTATAATATCTAAAGCGGAAGCAATAATAGCATCTTGATCCATTAAATCATATTCAGAATATAACTGTGGTCTAAGATATTGAAAATTAACATTAAATTGGGATCCATATAAAGAAGATGGACTAGTAGAAAAAATTCTATTATATCTGTCTATTAATGAATTTGTTTGTAGTTCACCACTAGTTTGAATTGTATTGCTATCAATTACATTTACTTGGTTACCTCCAGCATTACGTATAATTACGTCAGTTGAAAATAATCTTTGTAGTCTACTAAATAAGCCTTTGTCTGCCATAGTATATAATTATTGTTATAAATATTATTATAGAAGCCATCTAATGTCTTCTCTTCCATCTTTTGTGTCTATATGGTAAGGATTATCATTACCCGAGGAAAAGTATCCACCTTGATATGATGTTCTATTTACTGATATGTTATTTAATGCATTTCGGGTTGCATCTAAACCTCTTTGTCTCATTTTTAATGCCGTATCTCTGATGTACATAGATATACCAAATGACATAACTAAGTCATCATTATATCCACTTTGAGCTTCTGCTCTTGCATTACGCCAAATAAATACTTTCATCTCTTCTATCAACCTTTTTGATTGAATTGTTACTCCTCTATCACTAATGTATTCTTGAAACTTACCTATTACCATAGGTCTTGTCCTAGATGACATTGTAAAACCAGCTACCATTTTGGAGTGGTCTTGATATTTATCAAAATACGAATCAGCATTGCGGGAATCACTTCGTTGTGAATAGTAAAGATTAGGATACGCTCTATCAATAGCAACTTGTATAGTTGCCCACCCTATATTAGCATTTTCTATTACTAACATTGCTTCATTATATTCAGTAGCTAAACCTACTAATAAATGCCCAAATTCTTTTGTTCCTAATTGTCCTTTATATTCAGCAACTTGCACATTATTTTCTACATCAATTACATGACAAGCAGAATAATCTTTTCCATCTCCACGAGCAACATCTGCTACTACTATATAATCTCTAGTATAATCAGCTGATTCCCAAACCCAAAGATTTTGGTCTGCTCCTCTTTTTTCTAATGGATCTTTAATGTATGTTTTTTCATAAAAATCAATATGTTCAGGATAAAATACTATGTCACCTGAGGTGCTAAAATCACAATCACATTCTTGTGCTGCCATTCTAGGGTCACCTAATAACTCATCTTGTCTATCTCTCCATGCTTGGTCTCGTTCTGGGTGAACATACCATGGCAATTTAATAGGTAAAAATTCATTTTCTGCTGCTTCTGCTCTTGCCCATGTTTGATGAAACCAGTTACCTGTACCATAAGGAGTGGATAATGCTATACACCCACCACCAGTTGCTAATGTTTGTTGAGCTGATGCCCATATCTCACCAATATTATCAATGAATGCTGCCTCATCAATTAATAGTAAAGATACTGCTTCGGATCTACCAGCATCTGAACTTGCTGAAGTAGCTTTAATTTGGGACCCATTATTTAATCTTAATGTTAATTTATTATTTTCATCAGCATCTACTTTAAGCCAAGAGGGTAAATTTTCATACATGAATTTTACCTTTGTAACCATATTTTTAGCTGTTTCTTGTTTAGTAGCGATACATAAAATATTTTTATCTTTAGCAAATAACATTAACCATAAAGAATAACCTGCTGATAATGTTGATATACCTAACTGTCTAGATTTTAAGATAATTGAATAAGGATTATCGCGCATTAACGTTAATACTTTTTCTTGAAATGGATATAAATTAAATTGTATACGACCACGTTGTGGGTGCTGTATATAACAATATTTACGCATAAAATGCACAGGGTCCTTAGCGCATTTTAAATATTCTTGACGTATTACTTTTTTTAAATTAGGCATATTATTTTACTAAAAGTATTGCTCCTACTATAGCTACTATTCCGGCACCAGCAGTTAATTTAGTTTTTAGTTTTTGTTTTTTTAAATCTAATTGTAGTTTTTTTGATAATTGTTGAGATAATACTAATTGATCTGATTTGGATAATAAAATATTATTGAAATTACCTATTTGGGAATTTAAATTTAATATAACACTATCTTTTAAAACTATTTTTTGTTTTAATATATCTACTTTACCCAAAGTAAGAACTAATTCATTTTTAGCTCCATCACCTGTAATTAAATCTTTAATTACTAATTTGACTATTGGTTTTTTTAATTGAATCGAAGTACTGTCTATAACGGTCTGTGAAAAACTTTTCAAGCTCGTTATCATTAAAATTATCAACAGCATCCACTTTAGTATTAATTTCATACCTTAAGTTTTTTATTCTATTATCTTTAAGATCTAATTTCTTATCTAACTTACCTATCTCTACATTTAATGTATCGATTTCAAAAGCCAATTCGTCATTTATATGGTGTAACGAATCGACTTTTTGTTCTAATGCTTCAATTTTAGCATTGTATTCGTTTATATATTTTTCTTCTTTTTGAAGAAAACAAAAAACTAACACACAAGCTCCTACTATAACTAATAGATTAAGATTTTTTCCTAACCATGATTTTTGAAATTTCATCTTATTTATCTATAATAGCTTCTAATTCTTTCTTAAGTTTTGTTTTCTTCTTAAGATCAGCTACTAATTTTTCTTTTTCTTCACCTTCAGCTTCTTTATATTTACGAGCTAAAGATTTCATTTGCTTAGTTAATTGGGCAAGTTCTTCTTTTGCTTTAGCTAAACCTTTTGTTTTTTTAAGATCTGCTTTAGATGGTTCTTTATCTTCATCTTCTCTTAAATCTTCTTTTATAAACTTTGCTTTTGCTTTATCAAAATCTCCTTTGTATAAACTATCTACTATTTTTCTACCTAATGTTTCTAAATCATCAGCGTTTAAAGAATGTGGTTTGTTAAATCCTTTTAAGTAACCTTGCCCTATAAGGCCATAGTCTGCTGGGTCTATTACATCATTAACAGTCTTTGCTGCTTTTTCTTCTATACCAGCTTCTTCTTTTTTCTTAATTACATCAGTTAATTTTTCATCATAAGCTTCTAAACTCTTAAGATCATCTTCTATTTCTTCAGATAGTGTAGAGAGAATATTTTCTTTGATATAACTTTTTAAATCAGATTTTTTCATTATAGTTGAATTTTATTATAAATATGTTAAAGGCCTGTAATATTTAATATTTGTTGAATTCGCTCCTCTGTAGATCCAGATATTTTTTCTACTTTATTACATTTATGTCCATATCTTTTAATTAAGGTTGTAATAGTAAAGTCAATTAAATCTCTATAATGCTCGTCTGTTTCACGTATCCCATTATCTTCAATTTCTAATCCATAAGGAGATATATAAAATATATAATCATATTCCCTAATAAATTCACTAGCATATTCCTCAAATGCTTCTTTATCTTGATAAGGTATTGATTTAGCATTCATAGTAAATGCCATAACATCAATTACTGTTCTATCTGTTATAATATTATCTTGCATTAGTTCAGCACAACGTTCAGCTAAAAATACTGTTTGACCTTTTAATGTTGAATCTGTATTTAGGGGAATACCTAAATTGCTTAAATATTTACTACGTTCTGTAGCAAAATTATAATTTTTAAATTGTTTTGTTTCTTTTAAGGCGTTTACTAATGTAGTTTTACCTACACTCATTGTACCACATAATCCTATTTTCATATCTTAATTTCTATAATCTGATAATTGGTTTTTCATTGATTGGTTTTTATAGAATGGAATTCCTTCTCTTTGTCTTCTCATTTCTTTCCATTCTTCAGATGTTTTTTGCATCCCATAAAGATAGTATTCTGCTTTTTTTTCATTACCCTCAGGTATTAGAGCAGGCCCATCCCAATTATGTAACTTATCATCCCATGTATAGGCAATAGTACCATCTGCTTTTGTTAATCTTCTTGATTTTGGAAATGTTTGTCCTGTTTCTATACCCATAGTTTTTTATTTTGTTTATTATTAATATACGAAATTTATTTTAATTTTCCTAATATATTTTCAGCAACATAAGTACCTTGTGCACCACTCACCGTTATACCTCTAGCAGAAAGTGCATCACCAACAAAGTGGACGTTAGGATACTTGGTAAGAGCTAGATTAGAGTAATCGACGAGTGGCTCAGGAGAAAGATATTTTACTTCAGGCACGTAAATACCCCAATCATCTTTAAGTGTTGGGAATACTTTTTTCATGTCTTCAATAAAATCATACACATACATAAAGTATGGTTGCATTGCTTTTGAAATTTTATGTAATGTATCTACTTGTATAGCTGATACATTTACTCCTTCAGATGTTTGTGATGGTTTTCTACTTGGACTATAATATAATCCTGTACCATCTATCTGTAATTTTTTAACTACATCTCTTGACCAATCAAATGGTTTATCAATGCCTTGTACTTCCATTAATATACCAAAATTGGTCATATCATTTCGGAATGCTTCATCTTTTTTAGCGTGACCATTATAACTGTGGTCTCCATATGTTTCTTCTACTGCTACATATGCTGCATTATTGTTAGTACAAAAGGAACGAAGTGATACTCCTTTGTCCTCATATTTTCTATATAATTTAAAATCATAGCTTACATCAATTAATTTTTGGAAATGTTTTTGTGGTGCTTCAAATCGAACACCTATTTGTACTGGTTTTGGTTCAGTTGGTAAATCATATTTTTCAGCTAATTTTTTACCAAAATCAATACCTGATTTACCTACACCAAATATAAGTTCATCGTATTGCATTTTTTCTCCATCACAATAAACCCACTCATTATCAAAATCAATATCATCTACTTTAGTTTCCCAATGGAATTCAACACCACCTTGAACTAAAAAGTCATACCAATTTTTACCTATTTCATGTAGATAATCTGTACCAACGTGCCATACTGGAAATAAACGTAATCCAAAATATGGTTTAATAAAATCTGGTTCTGCTATAGGATTTGAACATTGAACTTCTTCTGGTTTAGGGTGGAAACGTTTGAAATTATCAATTACTTGATCAAATAATTCCATTGCTTTTTCTTCACCACAATATTTAGATAATTGTCCCCCAATTGAAGTATGATAAGTTAATTTACCATCAGACCAACCTCCTGCTCCTAAGAAACCTGTCATTACCTCTTCATATGGTCTTAAATATGGATCTTTACCCATATCAATTATGGTAATTT